GTCCAGTTCATAAGTTCGAAAATTGGTTCCAATTGAACTGGAGCCCAGCAAATATCTGCATATTCTGGGTCTTGTCGGAACTTTCGTTTTAGGAATTGTGCTTCATTCATCTTGACGAATGGCACAAACTCATCCCCTTTAGTAGCCATAGTATACTGGAAACCATGTACGGTCATTACTGTACCGATGTTAACCATATTAAAGTAATCTACAGCTTCAGAGGATTCGCCTATGTCATCGTCGCCGAAATACACTCCTGTGACATTCGCATCGTACACATCCATAACGTTTGTTCCTCTTGTGTCATACTCATCCCATAGGTCTTCTTCTGAATTATCTGGTTTAAGTAGTTGGTTTTGTCCGTTGACGAGCATTGGTAATAGTGGTCCGTCGAATGCGATATTCAAATACATTTCCATAAAGCACGCTCTCATCATACAATCATTGGGTTGGGAGTTGAAGATAGTGGTAATCACACTCCCAGAATTATTACCGTGATGTTTAGAGTAAACAATCCAAGTTCCTACTAACGAATTAAATAGAATATGGACCGATTGTAACAACTCGGCGAATAAAATAGCCCTCATGTCAAAGAATTCGTCTTTATAGAAGTCTTGCATAGTATATAACAATACTCGAGCCCACTGATTAAGGATAGCTCCATCGTAATTACTCTGGTCTCCTTCTCGCACGCGTCGGCCTCCAAATGGGAACAAACGGTTTCTTAGATGGGCCCATTCGGGTCCTTCCGGATTTATTCCCACCGCACACGAATTGTCGTTGTGCGCTGCCATTGTTGCGGCGATAAAGTCGCCCATGTACTTTTTACAGATATATGTGAGGGCGCATGGTGATATAACGAACATGCGTTGTTTCCCTTTTAACACTTTTTCTGTTGGTACACGAGCATCCTTCTTACAATCCTGCCAGAAGAACATAGGTCGTTCACCCCTCAAAAGCTTTGCTTCTGCTTCATCAACAGTGGCTCTGAATTCACTATCTATAATAGTCCCGTTTTCGAAATCCATAAAATCTCTTTTGCCTGCTTGTTTTGCTCGGCGAGAGAAAGGATACCCCATTGAGGAGTCTTTATTCAACGGACGTATATAGTCAGTGTTTACATTACCAGCAATAATTTCAGCTTCAGTTTGCAATTGCGGCTCACGCTCCTTGTATCGATCTAACGACTCATTCCAGAGTGTACGAACTCTCCAGCCTACTGCTTCTTCAATATCAGCGGCGAAAGGGACGGTCATGCGTCCATACTTTTCCACCTGCTGTTTGCACGGATCAGGAATTCCTAACCGTGCGACTTCTTGTCGCGATAGTGTTGGTCGAGTGGTATGTGGATGTATCTTATCAAACGTCGGTAACTTGGTATACATAGTCTTCTCTATAGAGCCCGGAGACACCGAAGAAGCTAAGAACCCTATTGGCGTTAAGCAGCGATCTCCAGTAGCTGGAAAAAGCGCATCAATCTCGATCCTAGTCAAATCAATGGTATCTATTAACCGCACTGTGTCAGGCATTTCTGGTACCTCGGCGGCTTTATCTACATAGCCAAAGACTTGCTTGATCTGAGACGCAACAGTCCCAATAGCCTCTTTTAACTCCGATTCAAGAATTGGTATTCCTCCACCAAATCCCGTTCCAGATTCTATTCCTTTGTGTATACC